TGCAAAGTTTGAACATTATTATATTGCTCTTGGCAAATCTTAACTGCAATACATCCAATGGGGACATATAGCAGATGGAAAAGATATTAATAGAATTATTTCTGTTTTATTGATACTTCCTTGTAATGGTAAATATGTGGCGCTTCCAGTAGGTGAATCTAATAACACTAACTTTAATAATTCACTAGATCATCCGTGTGTTGTAATTGCTAAAATGTCAACATCCTTCAAAGTACAAATAGATGATTATATGACTGGAATAAGTTGGGTCTGCTTAGGAATATGTTAGCCAATGGGGATACAAGAAAAGCGTATACGTGTATGATGGAACAACTTATCCTATTACATTTCCTACTGCTTTTGATAATGAGTGTTCAGGCGTTTGGCCATCTATAGAACATAAAACGTCATTAGGAGGTAATGAGGTATTCTATCATACTAATAAAAGCACAACAGGATTTACTCTTGTTGCTGATGCTAGTCATGCAGCTTATACTCTTGATGGTGTTGTCTATTTAGCTATTGGTAATTAAGCAGAAACACCAAACGAAAATACGCTGCATTTGACATCTGGATATACAAAGGCATCATCATTTTCAAGGCGAATTCTAAAATTTAATAGGGTATATTCTAGTATTAAATTCCAATTCTTCCGCGGTACATTTTGATACTCCGCCTTGGCGAAAAAGCAGGTAGAATAAGGAAGTATCCAACTATGAAATTGCCCATCTTCGCCGCTTACTCCCCATTGGTTCTATGGCAATAATTCAATAGCCTTACGTAACTCTCGCAATTCCTTATGGGTATAGACTTTAGTTGTAATATCTCCATGTTTATGCCCGAGAATAGCACGAGTCGCAGTAGGTGATGCACCATATTTATCTAGCAGTGTGGCCACTGTATGACGGCAATCATGTGTTGAGTGGGAATATTTGATAGACGTCATTACTGATTTAAATTGCTTGCTGAATTTGGCATAAGAAATTGGTAATATCTTGTCAGATGAATTCCGGTACAGAGTTGTAACTATTGGTAATATTCGACTATGAATAGGAATTAGACGATTACGGCCAGCCTCAGTTTTAGATTGACGTACGATTAAGCATTTAGTACGGAGGTTAATATCATTTTTGCGAAGTGATAGCAATTCACCACAACGCATTCCAGTATATAGAAGAATTAAAATTCCATATGTATCGGTAGTATTAAGGCTCCACAATCGATTAATCTGTTGGCGAGTGAATGGCTTATGCGGATACACGCTAACATCATGGCCAAGGTTTAGGAAGGGCGTGTAATCCTTAATATCATTAACAATTGCATACTTAGATAATAATGAAAGTAATGTGCGGACCTTTTTGGCAGATGCATAAGAAAGGCCATTATTTCTCATGTTATCAATCACGCATTGCATATCAGAATATTTAATTAAGTTAATAGGCATATTAGCAATTGATTGAATATGATCATAGGCAATGCGATATGATTCAATGGCTGACTTACTCACAATTCCAACACGAGTAGGCAGCCATTTTTCATAAATACTTTTAAGCGTTTCAACACATGCACTTTGGCGGTGCATGCGAAGATACACATTTCTTGGATAGTGCTTAATAGTGCTATTCATTGTTATATCCTTTCATTAATTAGGAGGTATATATGAATAATTATATCCATGTACTTGATGCGGAAGGAAAACGCATTACATCAATTGTAGATAATATGTTAGAACCAGTAGGAGAAGAAACATTGCTGAAACAAGCAAAGGAACAGTATCCTACTGCTAATAGTTATATATATGGTGATGATGCTATGCTTGATGAATTTTTAAATGGCAAAGCATACGTGAATGGTACTTTCATTGATATTCCTGTAACGGAATATGAGCCAACAAAAGCGGAACGTATTGCACAAATCCGTAAGTATTATGACGAACGGTTTGCAACGTTAGACCAAGCGTTACTACGTAGACGTTTGGCTAATGTGCCATATGATGATTTACAAGCACAATTTAAGAAACTAAATGCCGAAATGGTAGCCAAGATTAAGGAGGTCAAATAATGGATAACTACGAAATCAAATCAGATGTACCAGTGATGCACTTTTGTGAATACTGCTGGGCAACTTTAAACGAGGACGGCACATGTCCTAATGAAGGATGTGTGCACAATGATTTAATGGTATTAGATGAAGAACCATAATGGCATGGGAGAGTGAATGGATATTCTTAATGATATTTTAATCATGCTCATAAGTGGTGTATCGCATGAACATTTAGTTAGTATGGGAGTAGTGATTATTCTAACTACTACATTGTTATTCGTGGATACTATACAACGAATTGCTGCAGAAGTATTGCGGTATAACAAGGATAATCACAGGCCTAATAATCCTATTACTCTACTAACAACATTGACATGGTACGGATGGGGAAAAGGTAGGTATATTGATGAAAACACAGGTGAACGGCGTAGATATTTAATGAGTGAACGGCTTAGAGGGGATTTGCTTAAAAAGCTATGTGTACAGTACCCAGCATGGATGATACTATCCATAGTATTTATTTCATTACCTGATATTCCAATACCAAACACCGATTTATTCTTAGACCATATATTCTCTTATGCATTTATGCTGATACCATTCCTAGCTGAGTGTTGGTCTATCATTGAAAACCTACGTGAAATGGTTGAAGATGACCTAATCGACATCGGTAAAATGTTTCAATATACGATTGAAATTATAAAAGCATGGAGGGGCAATGGATAAGTTCGCTATCATTAACAGAATAAAAAAAGCATACCAATCTGTAAGGGTGGCTAACTTCCACCCTACAGGTGTTCTTGCTACAAGGGTACTAGTGCTAACAATGCTAGTACCTATTTTGTTGGTGGTTGTTGAGTACATTATGGTGTTTATTCAAGGGTATGTGTCCGATGATATGAATAAACTCATCAATGTAGGTATCAATATCATAGATCATATCTTCATTCCGTCTGTACTTACCGCATTAGTCGGTTTTCTTGCCTTATGGATTGATAAGGACGGAAACGGAATACCAGATAAGTTAGAGGAACAACCGAAAGCACCAACATTACCAAACATAACAGAAAGGAGTGATAAGAAATGAAAAAAGGGTTTGATATCTCAGCATGGCAAGAAGATTGTAACGGCACCCCTTATTTTAATGCTGAACGAATGGAACAAGCTAAAGAAGAGGGGAATGAATTCGTAATTATTAAATTAGGTGAAAACTATAATGTTGATGAATTCTTTGAACAACATATTACTGCAGCGTTAAATACAGGACTTGAAGTAGGGGTGTATTACTTTAGCCATGCGTATGATGAAGCAACGGCAGTACAAGAAGCGGAATGGGTAATCAATACATTAAATAGCTATGGGTATACAGATTATCATTTACAAGCTGGCATTTGGTATGACTACGAAGAACATCGCCAATTACGTAATATGATTAATGCTGGTGCATTAACTAGCCAAGGAATGACGAATTGCATTAGTCGGTTTGTAAACACATTATGGAGTGCAGGCTTTCAAAATGTAGGTGTATATAGTGGATATTCTCTATTGTGGGATGAAACATATGCATATACTCAAATGCCAAGCGTTCCTGTATGGTGTGCACAATATGATTCACAATGTGATTATCCGAATATCAGAATATGGCAATATAGTGATTGTGGAATGGTAGCTGGCAAAGAAGTCGATGTCAACTACATGTATGACTAGGGGGAAGTATGAATGACAAAATCAAAAACTTTATTCACGCTCATTACATCTCTGTTCCTATTTGTATTGTCCTTTGTATCATTGCCTGTATATGGTTCTACGCCGACAGAGCAAGTAATATTGACACAACAGGAATACGCAACGCTCAAAACGAACTTCGACACGTTAGAGAGTACAATCAACAATCAATTGAATACAATCACGGAATTAGAGATGCAGTTGAAAATAGCCAAACTCTCAACGAGCGAACAGAAGAACGAATTAATACAAGCATTGAACTTAATACAAGAACAGAAAACGCAATTGACAGAAGCACGGAACTTACTTCAAAAGCAAGAGCAGATGCTGAACGAGCAAAAGCTATCATTGGCCAAAGCCGAGATATACTTAGAGCAGCAGAAGAACGAAATCAAAAAAGCGAAAGCACAACAACGAAATAGTAAATTATTAAATATCCTATTAGGTGGTGCAGTTGTTTATTTAGTCGCAAAAGATTGAGGTGATCCGTACATCTCCATAGCGTGTAGTGGTGGATATACGCAACTATCAACTATTAGTTGTCAGTTGAGTAGTAAAGCAATTATTTATAACTGAATATCATAAATAAAAGCCTACTAGCTTAGATAAAAATCTTTGTTAGTAGGCTTTATTTTTTTAGAATGGTATAATTAAACGTAGCGGATAATATGAATTTGCAATATAAAAATGGTTCGTACAGCGTGTCATATGCACCACCAAAATAAACCCCCCCCACCGGGCGGGGGTGTTTTTTTTTTTTTTTTTTTTTTTTTTTTGTT